TATCTCTCATATGTTGTATCATTGCTTGTGGACTTTCCATTGGTGGATGTGCACCATCGTCTGCCATTTGATTTTGCATCTCTTCCATTTCGTCTTCGTCTCTTGCAAGTAATTCAATTGTTTTTTGATCAATAATAGATTTTACATTTGGAGTCGCTGTGGCTGAATCTCTTTGGGCACTAGCGGCTTTGTTGATAATATCCATATCAAGGTTCTTGTCTCTGATATGGAAAGCCATTGGGTATTTGATTTCTCCATCCCAGGCCTGTCCTTGCCATAGACTGAATAATCTAAATATTTGTTCTTCTGATAATTCCAAATTCTTTGCCTTCTCACAAAGTTTGGCATCTAACATTAGGAATTCTGATTGCATAGCGATACCTGACATCTGTCTAGTTTCTATTGCTCTGATTGATCCCATATGTGCCATCCTGTCAATTGACTTCACAGTCTCGTCCATAGTCTTCAGTATGGCTTCTAAATTACCACCGTTTGGTTGCAACAAATATGGTTTTAGGTTTGGATCAAGTTCTTCTGGCATATCAATTATTGCACCTGCTCCAGCCTGTGCTGAAACTGATCTTGTTTTAACCAATGAAGGGTGATTGGTCAAACTTACCAATTGTTCTGCCTCGCTGTAAAGGTTAGCAAGGAATCTCTGACTTTGTGCGACACCTGAAATGTCTGAAACACCAATACCTCTGATTGGACCTTTCTGTCATATACCCAAACAGCAGGCACCTTGCCAATGTTGTTTGGTCTTGAATCAACTTGTTTCATAGGTGTCTTTGGATCGTCACCTGTGTAGGCAAATAATTCTATCGTGTCTGGTGTCCATTTACGCACATAAAACTCACCTGGTCTTTGGTAAGGTCTTTCGTCTTGTTCTAACAATAATAATTCTGCAATCTCATAATGTCCGTTTGGTTGTCTTACGAATCGCCAATTTAAGATGTTTTCTGGTGTGTAGATTTGACAAAAAGGTCTGATACCCTGTGCCAACTCTTCTGCTCGTGTGCCAACAACGGTTTCTGGTCTGTCAACCAATACCACGCAGTGTCCGTAGATTGAACTTTGGATGTTGACATCTCTCAT